TTCCCGCCCGTTGACGATGACGGTGTGGCCCGTCGGGACGAACTCGGCCTCGACGACCGAAGCGCCGATGCTGGCCTGCCAGGGGAAGCCGTTGGTCCCGCTGCGGGCCACGTCCCTCGCCCAACTCGTGTCGCGGCTGATCAACCCTTCCGCGACGACCTGGCCCTTATCGATGGCGATGCGGGTCGTGTGGCCGACGCCTTGGGTGGGTCTGTGATCGAGGCGGATCGGCAGCGACTGGCTGTTGATCGCGACTCCCTCCAGGTCGACAACGACCGGGTGCGGGAATCCCGCGATGCGCATCAGCCCGCCGGTGTAGGCGACCATGCTGAATCGCGGCAGCCCATCCGGGGACTTGGCGTCCGCATCGCTTGCCGCCGTGATCTCCAGCGGCGCGATCATCCGCAGTTCGTCAGGCGGCTTGTTGTCGGTCTTGTTCGTCACTCGGATCGACCTCCGTGTCGTCGGAATTGTCGGGTTCTTCGGGTTGGGGTGCGGCGGCCTGAGATGTCAGACCCAACTCGTTCATGAGCATGCGTTCCTTCGCACGCTGGCGCAGTTCGGTCTCCCAGTCCTTGCCCTGTCGCGCGTACTCGTTGGCGAGCGTGGTGGTGTGGCTGCTGAGGCGCGTCGCCTGCGCGCTGGCTTCCTTGGCCGGGTCGACGTGTTCCATGCCGTCCCAAAACCACTGGTGCGCGGGCACCGGCTGACCGCGTAGGAATGAGAACTCACCGGACGAGACCAGTTCCGCGAGCCAGGCGGCGAAGATGCGATCGAGTACGATGGCGTTGCAGCCGGATTGCTCGACGCGGATTGACTTGAAGTAGGTTTGATGATCCAGACGCCCGGAGGCGTAGTTGTAGCCCGACGAGTTACCCGCCGCGACGTTGAACGGCATATTCAGGCAGCGTGCGATCTCGTTGAGCAGCTCGCGCTTGAACTCGCCGTAGGTCGTGCCGGGTTGCTCGGCCTTGATCTGGCCCAGCTTCCACCCGTCGGGCAGCGTGGTCGCCATGCGCTTTTCGAGTGCGACCACGTCCATCGGTTCGACTGCGGCGGCCTCGCCGTTCGCCGGCGCGTCGGTGTAGAGCACGGCGGCGAAGTCGGCGGCGGTCTCGGCCGCTGCCAGCACCGCCAGCGTGTAGCGCCGCAGTTGGGCGAACAGCGGCAGCGCCGGCGTGATCTCCGGCACGCCGCGATGCTGCTCGGGCCGGTCAGAGCGGAACCAGTGGATCACGGCGCTGGCGTCGTACGGCAGGTACTCGTCAGTGAGCGTCTCGAACAGGCCGTCGCCTCCCGGATGCCCACGCAGGACGAAGTACGTCGCGGGCTTGTCGAATCGATCGAACTGGATGCCGTCAATGATCCTCTGCGCTCCGAGCTTCGAGACGGGCGTCGCCACGCGGTCGGCTTCTACGATCCGGATATCGAGCGTGCCGGGCGCGGCGAGTCGATGGTTGTTAATGAGAATCGCGAAAGCCTCGCCGTCGGCCGCCTTGGCCATCCGCATGGTGCGGAGTTTTTCCGGCAGTCGAATCTCGGTCGCCCACGCCATGAACGCCTGTTCAACCTGGTGGTTCGCGTCGGGGTCTTCGGTCAGCAGCTGCAGCCGGGGACCGGTTCCGATTACGTCGTTAGCCAGCGTCAGGACGATGCCCTTGGCGTAGGAGTTGTTCGCGACCTCGTACCGGCTGCGGTTGCGGAGGATGCGCCGCACTTCGGCGGACGCGGCGGCGTCGGCGGACAGGCCGTCGGCGTTGGCCCAGTGCCGCACGTTCTCCACCGTGGTGACGGCGGCGTCGTATCGCGCCAGCAGGGCCATCGCACTTCCCGTCGCCGGCGTCGCCGGGAGGGACCCATTCCGGCGGGCCTTCGCTTTTCTGCGGAACGGCCACATCAGACGGTCCCTCCCGGTTCCACCTTGACCAGCTTGATGCCGAGTCCCTTCGACCGGCTGGCCTTCTTGGATTCGAGGTACTTGTCGGCGGCGACTTGGTCCGCAAGACCGTGCTGCTCGACCGCACCCGAATCCCCGCTGGCCTTCCGTGGCCCGGCGGCGTTGTCCTTGATCGTGTTGTCGATGTCGTTGTCTGCCATGCGAGGGTCCGGTGGTTTCTGTCCGGCACCCTCTACATCTGCAGTCGCAAAGAAAGTGTCCCACGCCGGGCGAGAATCTCAGCCGCCGCGCGTGCGCTGAAGCGCCGACAGCTTGACGCGCTGGGCGGGCGCACGGCTTGCGCCGGCCACGCCGTCGAGGCTTGCGCCCTGGATGCTCGCGGCGACGGCGCAGCCGACGAGGCAGTCGAACCAGTGGTTGTCGGGGCGGTTGGCGCGCAGCTTCCATTCATCCACGACGCGGTCGCGCGCCATCGTCTTGACGCGGAACTCGGCGGTCAGGTGATCGGCCAGCAGGCGGTGCGCGCCACCGTCGCGGCCGAACAGACTCAGGCATCCCGGATCGCCCATCGCCACGCCGAGTCGCGCATGCACGAAGCTCTTCCAGTAGTTCGTGTCGACCAGCACGTGGCGCACCTGCCGACGCCCGGTCGTGTTGGGGATGCGCCAGTGATGCCCAACGCGGTCGCCGCGCTTGCGCTTGTATTCGCTGAACGGGATGCTCGATGCGCCCACGTACTTGCCGTGGCTGGGCAAGAGCACCGACGCGTGCCCGCTCTGGCGGCAGAACTGGTAGATGACATCCGTCGACTGGCCCCAGTTGGCGTCGATCAGGCAGCGGTCGATGCGCATCTCGGCCCCATCCTCGCGCCGGAAGACGCGCGGCAGCATCTGCTCGGTCAGTTGATCGAGGCCGTGATAAATCTGGCCTTCAAGGCCGGCCCCGGGTTTGGCGCGGGCCAGCGTGTGCCGCATGTCGGTGAGCGTGAAGTACGGTCGCTTCTGGTCCGGCCAAGTGCCGTAGTCCAGCACGCATCCGGTGAAGTCGTCCTCGAAGCCGCAGAGCATCCAGTACAGCGCCTTCTGCTGCACGTCGATGAACATGGTGACGTGATTGCAGCCGATGGGGATGCCGTTGCGCGGGTAGCCGTTGGTCTTTGCGGCGATCTCGTCGGCCGAGAGCATCTCCTCGCCCTCGGTTTCGACCATGGGTTCGTTCTGGTACTCGGCCCAGAACGCCGCCTCGTCGCGGAGCTTGAGGTTCATCGCGTGCTGGACGGCGCTGGCCTCGTCCTCGTTGAACCGCTGCGACCATGCGACGACCGCGCCGGCGTCCATCGCCTCGCGGTGTTCGTGGTAGAAGGTGGTCGCTTCCGCGCCGTCGCCGTCGTTGCGCAGCGAATCGGCCCGCAGCTCTGCGTACCGGGCCCAGAGCTTCTCGTTGCTCGGGAACCTGTAGACCATCTTCGTCCGCTCGCCTTGCCACTCCGGGTGCTTGTCCCGGTCGAGCAGTCGATCGGCCATGTCGTCGGGACGAATGACGGTGCAGGCCATCAGGCCCGCGATCTTCTTGCCCGGACCGGCCATGCCCAGCACGTCGCCGGCCAGGATCGCCTCGCGGCGCTGGCTCTGCGACGGCGACCAAGCCGACTCGGTGGTCTGCGGGTCGTCGACCATGACCAGCTGCGGGCGCACGACCTGGCCGTCGGCCCGCGCGTGGTTCTGCCCGCGGATGTCCGATCCCTTCATGCCCGAGCACGAGATCACCACGCCCGACGCTTTTGAGCCGGGGATCGTCGGCAGCACGATCTTGTCCGACGCCCATTCGATCCGCGTCGGTTCGCCCTGGTACTTCTGACCCTTCTGCCGGTTCGTGATGCGCTCGAGCGCCTTGATCGGATGACAGACCTCGGGGAAGTCCGCCTCAAGCAGCGGATTGGTCTCGAACCAGACCTTGATGTTCTCCAGCAGGTCCTTGGCGCGATCGGCGCTGGCGGCGATGAGGCAGACGAACGGCGTCGCGCCGATCAGCGCTGACCAGAGACACGCCATCTGCATGAGCACCGTCTTGCCGCTGCCGCGCGGCATCGCCACGGCGAACAGACCGCCGTTGAGTACGGCGCGCTCGATCTTTTCCATCACCTTGTCGTGGTCCGGTGACCAGGGCAGGTAGAACACGTCGGGAAAGTACGTCTCGCAGAAGCAACGGAACGATGCGCACGCCTTCGCCTTGCGCTCGGGGTCGGCGACCGGCGGTAGTTCGCCGATGTCCTGCGCCGAACGAACCGACTCGGCGTTGCGCTCGGACTGCCGCGCTTTCTGCTCGTCGTAACTGAGCGGCTCGTCCTTCGGCTCGAGATGTTCCAAGGTCAACCACGCGGCGTAGCGGAACAGGTCGATCGTGTTCGCGTCGCCGATGGTGTAGCCGGCCTGGTTCCGTTGGCGGCGCAACTGCGATTCGGTCAGCACACTGCCGAGGCCGGCGGCGTTGACCAGCCGAAGCAGTTCCGCGGGCCGCAACTTACGCGGGTTCATTCGGGGGTCAGCCATGGCTCGCCTCCCGCGCCAGGTAGGCGACGTACTCGATGAGGCTGAACGTCCCATCGGCGCGCAGCAGCCCACCGTCCTCGGCGATGCGCCGGACCTGCTGCTCGGTGATCCGCCGCCCGTAGGCCGCCGCGAGGATTTTGGCGGCCTGCTGCGGCGTCAGGGCCGTGATTTTCAAGGATTCGGCGGCCATATCTCTAGCCCCACGGCATGCTTGCGGGAATCTGTAAGTTCTTTTGGGACAGGCGGTTAATTGCCTTGATGTTCACGCGGAATGCTGGCTCAATGTGTGTGTAACGCAAGCCGCAACAAGGAGATACGCCATGAAGAAGCACGCACGACCCAACGCCGAAAACAGCACCCAACGCGACTGGCACGACCTCAAGCCCGGCGACGTGATCTGGTTCGCCACCGGCTGGTACGAGGTCTTCGACGCCTACCCCAGCGACCACGACACGGTCACGGTCAAGCTGATCGTCGGCGGCCACATCGAGACGTATCGGGTCCGCACCAACGGCGGCAAGGCCACCTGCCGCGCCTGAAACCAGCACCAAGAACCCCCGACCAAGGAGAACACCATGACGACCTCCAAGACCAACCACCGCGACGCGAAGACCACGAT